TAACTGATTCTACATCTGGTTCAGCAACTGGTTCAGCAATTGGTTCAGTAACTGGTTCTACAACTGGTTCAGTAACTGGTTCAGCAACTGGTTCAGCAATTGGTTCAGTAACTGGTTCTACATATGGTTCAGTAACTGGTTCAGCAACTGGTACTACATCTGGAACTGGTTCAACAACTGGTTCTAAAATTGGTTCTTCAACAATTGTTTCTGTACTATTTTCATTACTCATATAATATATATTATATATTATATTTTTAAATAATATTTTTTATAATTTAATTATTATATTTTAATCCTGCAACTCCATTCTTAATAATAAAAATATTAAAATTTGTTGCATAACATATTAATTTATATGAACTATCAACAGGATAAGTCACTAGAGGATTTACATTTATAATAAAAGGGTTTGGTTTAAGATTTATTTGTAATTGAGGATTTTCTAATCTTGAAAAATTACAACCAGACCAATTATTATTTTGTGTAGGATTAATATTAAATGAATACATATAAATATAAGAATATAATGGATTTCTATAATTTTCATGATTTTGCATTAAATAAAAATATTTTGGATCCCGCCAACTGACACGTTCAATACCATTAAATAAAATACGTGCTTGTGATAATAAATGACGCATTGGTTCTAAAGCCCATAATTGGTATGCGTTATTATTTCCATATATTGTTGATTTTAATTGTTGAGGAATATATTTAGTTTTAGCTGAAAAATTAAAATATTCACCATTAGTTTTATTATTAGATGGTTGAATAAAAAAAATTAAATCTTTAACAACATGATTAAAATTAATATCTAATGATGCTGATGAAGTAAAATCTACAGATCTTACTTGATTTTGTGTAATTAATATTTCATATTCTCTACTTGCAAGTTGTTTGCGTTCTTCAGTTTCAACTAAATAAAAATTAGCTTGTAAAAATACTTCTTCAATCTGAAATGATTGATGAGTTATATCTGAATGATATATTTGTGATCCATATTCTTCTAAAACCATTATACATTCACTAAAATCTCTAAAAGTTACGTCTATATAAATATTAGAATATTGTAATGCAATAATAGGTAATGGTTTTGTAACATCACAAAACCAAAATTTTAATGGTACATATATATATTCTGAATCCATCTTTAATTTTGGTTTATTTAAATTATCATCAAGACCTATCATTGCTTTCCTATTCCAATCTGATACATATAAATCAGTATATAGTTGCATATAAGTTCCATGTAAATCATCAATTAATTGATCATTTATATATAAACTAACTTTTTTAATTAAAATATTACCAATATAATCTGCATATTTTACACGATATGGACTAGTAGAATCATATTCGTCTGGAACAGGTGTTGTATTTAAATATTTAACTGATATTTTTGGTAGTTTAATTTTTAAATATAATCCATATAATAAATCACCATCATGTTTTATATAGAATCTAAATTTAGTATTCCATGTTGCTTTACCTTGTGGATAATAAATTAAATCTAATTTTGAATATTTATTCTTCTTATTATTAATATCAAAATTAAAGATTGATGATTTATTGGTTTTATCTGTGATATCTTCATCTAGTTGACTTTTTGATACTAACTCAATTATAGATCCATTTGACATTTAATTAATATAGATAATAATTTTATATTTAAATATAAAGTTATTTGAAATTTGAAATATATATACTAAATTTTTTATATAGTAAATTAAAGTATTTAGTATATAAAAGTAATAATTTAGTATATAAAAGTATTTTATAATTATATTATTATATATGAAAGGATTTAATAATATGGGTAACACTTGTTATTTAAATGCAGGATTACAAATGTTAATACAAAATGTAGAATTATGTAAATTAATATTAAAATATTCTCAACAATCATTAATTTTAAATAAAATTAGTATTATTATAAATGAATATTATGATGGACAATCAGGATCAATTACACCTACTGAAATTAAAAAAATAGTTGAAGAAAAACAAAATATTTTTTATGGATGTGGTCAACAAGATTCAACAGAATTTATAATATGTCTTTTAAATATAATTGAAGAAGAAATTAAGAAAATAAATGTTAATTCTAAAGAAATAGAAAATATTTTTGGGATAAATATGAATGTTAGAATTAAGTGTAAATATATTAATTGTCTTCAAGTTTATAATAAAAAAGAACAAAATAATTTTTTAATTTTAGATATAGAACAAAATTGTTCCACCTTAGATGATTTATATCGTAATCATAAATCATCTGAAATTTTAAATGATGATAATCAATATTTTTGTGAAAAATGTAACATGAAAAGGAATGCTTCAAAAAGAAATCAAGTTATTGAATGGCCAAATTATTTATTTATTTGGTTGAAACGTTTTAAACAGGTTGGTAATCATGTTTCAAAACAATCGCATCAGATTGATATTAATATTTTATGGCGTCATGGAATGGTTTTAATTGGTGCAATTATTCATTATGGTAATATAAATGGTGGTCATTATGTATATGCTGGTAAACAATCAGATAATAAATGGTATTTATTTAATGATGGTTATGTTTCAGAAATAAGATCAGAAAATGATTTATTAGGTATACTTAATAATGCATATTGGTTATCATATAAAAAATATATAATATGAATTTGAAAAAGTAATTATATAAAAAATAAATTAATTAATTTATTTTTTATAACTGCATAATAGGTCAATTACTATTATTAACTTTGAAAATATATAAATAATATAAATTAATTGATTAAACTTTTATTATATTTTATGATATTTATTAAATTTTTATTATTATTATTAGGTATAATGATTGGTTCTTTATTATTAGATATAATAATTGGTTCTTGTTTATTATTAGGTATAATAATTGGTTCTTGTTTATTACTAGATAATATAATACATTTTTTGCGATATATAATATTAATAATAATAGTAATAACAATTAATAATACTAATAAATAATATTTAAAAATAATTAATATTATAATTATTAAAAAAATAATAATATTATTATTAATATTATATTTATTATCCATTATAAATAATAATATTATAATTTTTTATCTAATACTTTATATATGGAAAATTATAAAGCTAAATATTTAAAATATAAAAATAAATATTTATTAAATAAATATAATCAAATGTCAGGTGGTGGAGATTCTCAAGAAGAAATAATATTATTTAAAGCTGAATGGTGTGGTCATTGTAAAAGTTTCGCACCAACATGGCAAAAGCTTTCAGAAGATAATAATTTAAAAAATAAAGTTAAATTTGTAATGTATGATTCTGAAGATAAAGATAAACTAAAAGAATATGGTATAGAAGGCTTCCCTACTATATTCTATAAATCTGGTGATAAAAATATAGAATATGTTGGTAATAGAGATGAAGGATCTATTAGAGAATTTATATTATCTTATAGTAAATAATTATTCATTTGAATAACATTCAATATATTTTTCATCATTATTTAAATTATTTAAACATTTTATTATTTTATTAATATTATCTAATTTATTATTTATATTATCATAATTGTCATTTAATTTTGCTAAATTAGATATCATTAAAATAGATTCTTTTTTTTTATTTTCACATTCTTTTAATAATATTTTTTTATTTTTAATTTTATATTTATCTTTTCTTTTATTAAAAACATTAATATCAGAATAGGTTGATAAATTAATTAAATTTCTTATATCATTATTTTTACACAAATCATCTAACGTATTATTATCAATTGATGAATAATATTTATTTATATTATTTTTATTATCATCCATTTAATTTTATAAAGAATTTTATTTTTTATAAATTTAAACTAAACTATTTTATAATTCCTAAATCTTTAAGTCCAATTAATATATTATCATAATTATTTTGATTAAAATTATTATTTGTTTGTAAGTTTTGTTTTAATTCATTATATGTTTTAATATTTTCACAATTATTATTAACTATATCAGTTGTATTGTTGACACTATTACTATTATTGCTTATAATCTTTGTTTTAATCGGTTTATATAATTCATTCTGTTGTAATCTTTCAGTTTCTTTATTTAATATTAATGATTTAAAATCAACATTATTATTATCTTTTTGTAAAGTTAAATCATTCTGAGAATTTAGTTTATCTGGTATTATACCTGTAATTGGATTATATATTGTTTTACTTAAACTAAATTTAGTTTGAGACCGTTCATTTGTAATATTATCTAATTTTGATTCAATATCTGGATTGTATTTATTCTTATTAAGTTTTATAAAAATATTTTTATTCATATATATAATATAAAGAATAAACTTTATATAAATTATAAATTAAAATATGGATTTATATGAAATTTTAGAAATTAAATCTACAGCTACTGAATTTGAAATTAAAAAATCATATCATAGATTAGTCAAAATTTATCATCCTGATAAAAATAAAGAACCAGATGCTAATGAAAAATTCCAAAAAATACAATCTGCTTATGAAATATTAAGTAATGATAAAACAAGACAAGAATATCAGAAAATGAATCAAAATGAAAAACTATCATTTGTTGAAATTTTGGAAAAAATTATAAATAATGAAATAAAAATAAATGAACTTAAAAAATATGGAATAAATTTAGAAAAATCAGACATTGAATACATACAAAAAAATATTATTAATTTTTTCAATACATTAAATATTAATGATCTGTTTGATCTATTTAAGAAAGGAAAAGTACCACGTAAAAATTTTAATAATATAATAAATTGTTCAGAATCTGATGTGGATTTGTATGATGAAACAATGTCTGAATATTTTTATTCTTTACCATTTTCTTTTCAAAAAATTAATAAAAATGATATTAAAATAGATTTAACAATAAAAATTGGAGATATTGTTAATAATAATAAACGAAAAATAAAAATAAAAAGAAAAGTAGATGATAAAGAAGTAACATCTACTTTTATATTTAATCTATCACAACCATATGTTATATTTATAGGTGGTGGTGATATGTTTAATGGTAACTATGGTAATTTAATTATAAAGTTAAGTTTACATAATAATGTATATTGGGATCAAAATATTATATTAATTGAACAATCTATGAATTTATATGATATGATTTATGGATTAGATATTAAACTTGATTTAGGTGAAAATAAAGAAATAAATATTCAAAATTGGGTACCTAGTCGTGATGGTTATTTAGTTGAATTATCAAATAAAAATATAGAAGAATTAAAATTAATGAATTATAATTTAACAATTAAATTGGTATTAAACTATGAATCAACTGAAGAAAAAGAAAAATTATTAAAACAATATTTTTCTAATTAAATTTCCTAATATTTAATATAATGGTATGGTCAAAATTTACAAAAGAAAATTTAAAATTATTTAATAAATATAAATATTCATTAAATAAAGATAATACTTTACTTGAATATCTTAAAAATGAAAGAAGTAATATTATTAATATTATAGGAAAAAAACCTATTTCTATTAGTATTTCAAAATTAGATAAATATGATGATATTTATAAATATGTTAAAAGTAATTTTGTTGATCGAGAAAATTTATTAAAAGATATGAAATCATTAAATATTATTTATCAAATAAAATGGAATGATAATATGATTATAATAAATACAGAAAATGAAATAGATCTAAATAATCGTATTAAAATTATAGTTTATATAATAGAATATTTAAAAGAAAAAACACAAAAT